GCCAGGTTCAGTCAACGGAAAAGGTGGACTCTCAAGAAAATGAGACACACTTGGAAAGAGGAATTCAGAAAATTCGAATACCTCCTGCAAGCGTTCAGTCCACGACCGAAGTTCGTACTTAGAGTTCCCTCTAATACGATCAGCGGTCGCGCCTGGTCCATGTTTGGGAATGAGGTCACCTTCATAGATCTTTCGATCTACGTAAGGGAGGACATCATTTCCAAACAATGTCATTGCAACTTTTTGAGCACGACGATAATCGTCATAATCAATCTGTTGGTCTGACTCCTTAAGTTGACGTTCACACTCGACATAAGCGTCAAAAGCTGCACTTTCCCGAGCATCACTGCAAGGGAGATAAGTTTTGCCAAACAGGTTGCAAACCTGTCGGACAGCCCTTATCGCGTCAATTGACGGAGAGTCGAGAAGACGCCCATCACCAGAATTGAAAACAAGGCTGGTAAAACCTGAGAGGAATCTCGGGAGATACCCAGACTTCACATAACCTGCGAAGTCTGATGAAGCTACCGCTCCTTGGTCAAGACTTTTTTCGAAGTCTTTTCCAAATTGGGGTAAGGTTATCGTTAAAAACGATAACCCCTCGTTTTCAACCCTCGCAAGGATCTTTTTGAAATCCTTGCTGGTGCTGGTGCAACCCTGTGTACCCAAATCATTGAGTACACATTGCAAGAGTAGCAAATGGCTTTTCACTGCGTCCCTCCTTTCAGGGGGTAATGCAGTCCATCGCCAATGCTATGATCCTAGTTCCGCTGCCCCCCTGGAAGGAAGATTCCTTCCAGGGGAACAAGGGAGCATCGTTTGGTTTTACTAAGTCTTAGCTCTCTCCATCAAGGAGCTTGCCAAGGTTAGTGTAACCAGAAGCAGACAGCCAATCACAGAAACCAATTGCAATGTTTCCCTGATCGGCACGGGTAATCCCGACGTTCGGTACATCTGCCACCAAATAAATGGAGGCCGAGTACGGAACGTTAAGGGAACTATCCATAACGTCTGCCGCGATGACCTTGTAATCAAGGCGGGCTGTTCG